GCACGGTCGTCATAATATTTTTCTGTGTCTTTATCCATTCTTCTTAGCCTTCGGCTTTGCTTGCACGAAGCTCTTAACTTCGTGAAGAAGGATTTCGTGTTGCTTCTCTAAAGACTCAATCCGCTTGTCCATCCGGTCTAGGACTACATTGACCTGTGTCACTACGTCCTCGAGTTCTCGTTGGGTAATCATTGCGGCATCGCCTTCATGGTATCTACATTGAGTCTTCTTTCTTTCAGCGCTGCGTCAGCGACTTTGAGTCTGCGTTCAAACTCTTTGTCGTCTGCCGTGCCTACTTGAAGATTAGATGTCACAGCTTTGATCTGATCTATCTCTAGCTCTACAGGGATTGCTTTAGTCTCGGCTGCAATCTTAGCAGCTCGTGCTTGAGACTCAGCGCCTTGTCCATTCAGCGCGTTAGTCTGCGACTGTTGGAACTCCATCTGTGCTTGCTGCATAGCTTGTTGTGCTTGCTGCTGCTCAGGTGAGACTTGTCCTGCTTGCTGAAGCGTTTGTATTAACTCTTCGCGGTTGCTGAGGTTCATGTTATCCACAATAGATTGAATCAACGCAGGGTAGAGCGGAGACTCAGGAGACATTGTTTGTAGAAGCTGAACCAACTGCGTGACTTCATACTCTCTCGCGATAATGCCTAGCGAGGAACTAACCTCAAACTTATAATCCGATACCGGATATAGCTCAGGCTCAAACTGCATGTACCTGTGTGCAGCCTTGGTAATAAACGGTATCAAAAACGAGTCTTGGAAATTAATCAGCGTGCGCTTGTGGCGTTTAATCACAGCACCAAGAGACATGGAGATGCCCGCTGCTGTAGCTTCGCCGTTAATAGATCCACCTACACCCACAGAGTCTATTGCTCCTGTAGATGTTTGCACCATTCGCTGCAACTCACCCGCTTGCGCGAAGGTGATCTGATTGACCTGCCCGAAGTTAAACGGTTGCAGGATCTCTGAAGGGTTGCCGTTCGTAAGAATAATTTTACCGGGTCTTACTTCAGGCTTTGCCCCGCGAGGAAGACGAGTTGCGTCCATAGCCATCATTGGGTGGACTGTTAGCGCGAGAGCATCGATGCGAGCCCTTAGCTCGGCGTCTAATGCTTTCTGTGAGTTATAACCTTTCTCACATACACCACGACCCCAAAACCTAGAAGGTACGATGTCCCAAGGGAACGCCACAACAGGGCGGTCTTGCATCATGTACGGGTTCTTCTCCGCTTTAAGCAGAGTACCACCGTTAGCTATTACGACTATCGCCTCGACATAGAAATCAGTCTCTTCTTCGGCGTCAGTAAGCTGCTCAACCTCTTCGTAATCTTCGTCATTCTCAAGTAGGTAACGGGGAACAAGTCCATAGTACTTGGTAAGACGAACCTTATCAGTAGGCTGCGTGGTAAGTTCGTGGTCAGGATCTAGGTCTGTGTCAGGATACGCAAAGTTAAAGGGTACATTCTTATATACGCCTTTCTCTTGGAGTTGTTCAACTGCATGTGTAGATACGAATTCGTCAATTGCCACGCCTATTGCGCTGTCTACATCCACAGCTACAGGATCAATAAGAAAGTTTTGAGGAAGAACGGGGCGAAGCTTGACCACTGTTCGGTCTGAGATGTTCACACCTACCGCTTGGAGCTGCCCATCCATGATAGGTTGAGTCGCGGGCTTCATCTCTTTCGCAGACTCTAGAACAATCTCAGCTATACCTGTACCAAAGACGGCTGCGTTTATTAAACACTCAGCCACGCCCTTGCGTATCTTGTTAGCCTTGAAGTCTTCTAATAGCTTTTCGCGAAGGTAGACTACATCGCCATTGTCTTGGTCGGCTATGTCATCCTTCATGTCAAAGAACCTGCCGCGACCAAACGTAGCTTCTTCAATCTCTGCGACTGAGGACTCTACTGCTTGTTGTAGGGCAGGGGATATAATCTGTGAGCGTTCTGATTCGCGGTTACGGTCTTGCTCAGCGTAGATACCACGCCACAGACGGTAGTACTCATCAAACCTTTCTTCGTAGTTGTTCTCGTAGTGGTCACGCCAAGCTCGGCACTTCTCCATTACCCATGACTCAAGAGTCTCTTCTATGCCAAACTTATCTTCGTTGGATTCGAGCATCTTAATATCCCGCTACTGAGTCGATTACGTCAAACTCATCTATTTCAAAATCGTATGAGTAAGACACCTTAGCCAATTGGTCTATATAGGCTAAAGCGTCTACCATGTCATCGTGGGTTAAGGCGTCAGGGAATTGAAAGATCTCATCCATGAATTGGATGTTCCACTCTCCCTTGTTGAGGTTGCAGATACCGTTCTCGAATCTACCTTGTAACGCCCACATAACCCTGTCAGTTTTCTTTTTGTTCCCGTGAGTCAACTCCTCAACGCGAAAGAAGTTCTGATACTTCTTCATCAAATCTGTGAGCGGGGACATCACCGCTTGTCGGGCTATACCCTTCTCTATACCTACTGAGATGGGCTGATAGTCTCTGACTATTTGGAATATCTTCTCTGCGGTGGCATTCAATTCCCACCTACCACAGATTATATCCTTCACCCACCAACCATACTCTCCTACCTTTACAATGGCAATAGCAGTGTTGTCAAGCTTTTTGTTCTTAGACTTAGCCTTTCCTACCTCCTCAAATCCCGCGAGGTCAATGGCGACGTAGTAGTCTCCGGTCTCAGGCTCTTCTTCATCGAAGTGAACCCACTCCTCTTTAAACATCTCAGAGCCGCGCGCTTCAAAAGACGCCATAAACTCTTGGCGAAACGCGAAGGAGGACATGGACTTCTTTGCTGCATCGATCTCTTCTTTGTCTAGTAAGTCATTGTCGTAGCTTGTGTAGTGCCATGCCTTGTAGGTGGGATCTTCGCCTAAACTAGCTTGCTTGTAGAGTTCATAGAAATGATTTCTACCCATTGGTGTCCCGATAAATAAGGCATCGCCTTTCAAGTCTGTCAACGCAGGTCTTAAGATTAATTCCCATACATCGGGCTTCATGTCCGCGTATTCATCCAAGACAAGAAACTTGAGACTTACGCCGCGCATTGTCTCAGGTCGGTCAGCGCCTTTCAAGCTGATAGTTGTCCCATTGACCAACTTAACCTGCATGTTGTTTACATGGGAGTTCGCGATGACGGGGCGGCCTATCTCCATAAGGAGATTCCACATGATGTCGCGAGCCTGACCCTGCGTGGGGGCTACATAAAAGACCTGACCCTTGTCTGACTTGAGTGCATTGACTATTAAAAGATAGGCCGCGAGACGGGACTTGCCTGTCCTGCGACCCGCAGCAACTACCTTGAAACGCGTAGGGTCGTTCCAAACTTCTTTCTGCCACTCAAGGAGACTTATGTCTAGGTTCATTTTTTCTTGGCTGTCTTCTTAGCTTGTTTAAATGCTTTGGCTGTAGGCGCGCCTTTACTGCCGACCTTTCTCATGGTCTCGCCGCTACCTGCTGCAATCCGCTTCTTCTTTGCGTTGATGTTACTGTAAAGCCCCATATCACTTCCCCTTGGCTTTCTTCTTCTTAGCTGCATCTTTAGCTTTCTTAGCTGCTGCCATTCCCGCAGTAGTGTAGGGGTATTTCTTTCCGTTTACATTAGGCATCGTATTCTCCGGTTCGTATCATATTGGTAATGGTTATAGCTCTTTGACCCACTTGGTCTGCCCAATTTGAATCTAGGAACTCTACTGCTGCTTCTTCGTAATCACCGTCTTCCATAGCCTCTAGAGCCTTTTCAAATCCGCGAAGACGACTGATGCCGAGGTTGAAGCACATGTCCATCATAGCGTCTTGTCTGACGGTGTCTAGGTGCGCAAACCACTCAAAGGCTTTTAATAGCTCCTTCTCGCATCTGCGGATATCGTTCTGAAGAAGATAGTATACCTCATCCTCTGAGAGACCCATTGAATCTAAGTTACGCCCAACACCTATCGTCAGAGCACCCGCCGTGCATTCATACGGCTTAAGCCTCATTGATTCATGCTTGATGAGCAGGTCTTCAATCCTCATGGAACTCTCCCTCTATAGGCTCAGGGCTGATGATTGTGTCAGTGACCCCCGAGATTGTTATGTTGACCGTAGGCTTATTGCCTAGTTTGTCCTTATCAAAGGAGCTCATGGGTAGGATGCGCTCTACAATAAGCTTCCATGCCGCAGCTTGGTTCTTATGCTCGTCATCCTGAGCCGCCTTGAAGATAGACTCTATCACAGCATTGGTATCTCTTCTCGCGAGGAAGCGCTGCTTCATCTCCGCCATAGCCGAATGGTCGCCCTTGGGTCGGCCTATCTTTCGATTCTTAGGCACAGCAACCTCAGACTTCCTTGGTCGTCCACGTTTACGCTTGGGCGGATCTACTATCTCAATAGTGTCAGACATTACAACATCGTAACCTTTGGCTTTTTTCAATATGGCGAATTAAACCACGATTTAATCTAATTGGCTAACATTTAACCAACATCGCTAATAGCAAGGGCTTGAGGGGAGTTGTTATTGCGGACTTTTGCTAATTTGGTCTCACGCAAATTTGGGGTGGTACTATACATATTGGTATGGCCGCTCCGCCTCCCCCCGTACCGACT